CGATCATCTGGTCCTGATATGCCGTGACCACGACATCGATGAGGGTCAGTACCTCCTCTCGGGTGTAGTCCGCCAGCGGGCGCTCCATACCGATCGAGCCCACGTACTCACCCAGCGGCGACAAGCACGCGCGCATCGCGGCCAGCTCCATGTCACTCGGATCGATCATGCGAGCCTCCGTCTTGGTCATGAGCAGGCAGAACGCGTCCTGACAACGGCGCGAACAGAACACCCACTTGTTTGAGTAGCGATTCGGGTCGCTCGGCTTGAGCCGAGGGTTGAACCAGCCGTACCCCTTGGCCTTGCGGTAGCAGATCGCGCATTTCAAGCTGCCTCCCGCTGACCGTCGTTGGCCGCGACGACCAGACGCTGGATCGACGACTTGTTGAACTGGAAGGCCAACAGGGCCGATGCCTGGTAGCGGGTCATGCCGAAGTCCGCACGCATCTGCTCGGGGATGTAGCGCAACTGCTTTTCCGTGGGCGGCTCGTTGAGCCAGCGCCGGGTCTTGTAGGCGGAGTCGGCGGACTCGTGGTCGTTGAGCCAGTCGTCGGCCTTGGCCATGCAAACCGTGCGCTCGCCGACGGCCAGCAGGTGCGGCCTCAAGTCCTTCCCGCCACCGACGGCGTGCCAACGGCCATTGAGAAAGAAGATGCCGCCCCATGCGTTGAAGCCGGTGGCCATGAGCGCGTCGTCATGCCCGAACAGGTCGCACCAGCGGAAGTTGGAGCGCTTGAGCAGATCGATCTCGCTCATGACGAAGTCCGCCAGCACGCCCAGTTCCTGCGGCGCCCGCTCCCACACATGCCCACAGAGCGGGCACTCCATGCAGGCCAGCGGAACGATGGCGCCGCAATCTGGGCAGTCCTTGGTTGGCGCCTCACCTTCGCTCTGATGGCCGTCGAGGTTGATCTCTTGTTCGATCGAACCGTGCATCAAGCTGGCTGTGCCGAAGTCCAGGACGATGCACTCGGTCTTGATCACGCCCGGAAATTCCTCAGGGTCGACAGTGCGCAGTCCGCGACCGACCATCTGGATGAAGGTGGACTTGTAGGAGCTGGGCCGCAGCAGAACGACGCAGCTGGTGGGCGTGTAGTCGTAGCCTTCGGTGAGCACCGCCACGTTGACAACGACCTGAGCACGCCCGGTCTCGTAGTCGAGCACGGCGTGCACGCCTGCGTCGACAAATGCATCGCAGACGTTTTGCGCATGGGCAACCGTCGAGCAGAAGACGATGGTCTTGCGCGACGACGCGTTCGCCTTCCAGTGTTTGATCACCGCTTCCGTGATCAGCCGCTTGTCGAGAATGGATGCGACTTCGTCCATGTCGAAGTCCATCGCGGTGCGGCGGACGTGGCGCAGTGCGTCCTGCACGCCGACGTCGATCACGAAGGTCCGCGGCGGAACAAGGTGCCCGGCCGCGATCATCTCGCCCAGCGTGATCTGATCGGCGACGTTGGAAAAGACCTCGCGCAGGCCCTTCCCGTCACCGCGATTCGGCGTGGCCGTCAGACCGCAGATGCCAGCGCGAGGATTGCGGGCCAGCACTGAGTCAATGACTGCACGGTAGGTCGGCGACGACGCATGGTGCGCTTCGTCGATCACGAGCAGATCCAAGGTGGGCATCTGGTCGAGATGAGCCTGACGCGACAGGGTCTGCACCATCGCGAACGTCGCCTGACCGCGCCAGGACTTCTCGTTGGCATCAAACACGGACGTGCTCATGCCAGGATTCACCCGCGCGAACTTCTCTCGGTTCTGGCCGGTCAGCTCGGTACGGTGGGCAAGGATGCAGGCTTTCGCATCGGGCTCGACCAACACCCTGCCGGTGACAGCCGACAGCATGATGGTCTTGCCCGATCCAGTCGGCGCAACAGCCAATGTGTTCCCATGCTCGTCAAGCGCCGCCAGGGTGCGCTCGACCAGGAGGGATTGACGGGGACGGAGCATCATGACCGTGGCCCTCCGTCACTGCGCCCAGCTGGGACGGCCCGGTGTGGGTGCCCGGCCGGTGGCCTGCGCGTAGGCGTTGGGTGCGCTGGGCGCCTGGGGAGCAGGTGCGGGCTGACGCGCTCCGCCCATCAGCGCCGCGTAGTCCTTGTGGTCCGGCGTGATGGCCGCCTTGATGACGCTCTTGTCCTGGCCGTTCTGGTCCTTGTCCCAGTCGACCTTGCCCAGGAACTCGATCCCATCGAGGTCGGCGAATCCGCTGATGCGTCGGGCGTTCTGCGCCGCCGGGCTGTTGTCGCCGGGATGGACGCCGCGCGCCGAGTTGAGGATCGCCTTGACGAAGGTGCGACCCATGTTGGCCCACTCCGGGCCCTTGGGGCTGTGCAGGCCGATCAGCGACCACATCTTGCGGCGGGCGAACTCACCCTCCATGACGACGAACTCGCAGTTCAGGTAGACCGAGCCGGTGTTGTCGTTGCGGGTGGCGTAGCCGCCAGTCCATCCTTGGGACGCGTCATCGAAGCCACCCGGGCGAATGGTCATGCGCACGCGGACCACGGTGCCCTTGGGGATCAGGTCGAAGGACGTCTGCTCGGAAGCGGAATTGAAGTCGAAGTAGGTCATGATCAGGACTCCTGAGTCGAAGTGGATTCGGGGGTGGAAGCGGCGTTGGGGCGAGCGAAATCGAGTCGCTCGATGGCGGGTTTGGCCGGGCCAGCGATCTTTTCCATCAGGCGGCCGAGATGCGGCTCCTCGATGGCGTCAAGCCGACCGGAACGGTCCTTCGCCGGGTAGTTCCATGGGTTCAGCGTGTGGCAGACGAATGCCCGGTAGCCACTGCCGTCATCGGCCTTGAGTTCGGCTAGGGTCACGACCTCGTCGACGATCCCAGGCAGCTCGAGCCCGGTCTTGGAACCGTCGATCTGCAGCGAGAAGATGCGGCGGTTGAAGTCGTCCAGGGCCTCATTCAGGATGCCGACGAACCACACGTTCTTGCGGCGCGTGTGCTGCAAGTGCGTGAGCCAGCCGATCATTTCCTGGCCCATCAAGCCGTAGGCGCCACGGCTGTCGGGCTTGCCGGTCTTCTCCGAGTAGGCTTGCGGCTGCCCCTTGCACCACTGCAGGCACAAACGTCCAGCCACGGTGATCGAGTCGACGAAAACGGTCTCGTACTTGTCCAGGACCGACGGATCGCCGAAGCGCGCGCACACGGCTTCGAAGTGGGCCTGGCTGTAGGGCTGGTCTTCGCGCAGTGCCGGGTTCGGGCCACCGATGAAGACCGCGAAGTCACGGCACTCCTGCCAAGTGCGGGGGCGAATCGTGTCGCCAGCCCAACCTTCGACTGCGAGATCGCCAGCCTCCAGGTCGAAGAACAAGGTGGCGGTGGGCTTCAATGTCCAGAGCTGGGAGGTCTTGCCGATGCCGCTCTTGCCAACGAGTACGCCCTTGACGCCACGGCGTTCAGCCAGGCGCTGGTCGGCGGTGATGATGGGCAGGCTCATTTCCGGCTCCCTTCACCGCCCAGATCGGCGAATGCAGCGGCCACCGTGGTGACACCCAGCGCGCCGCGCTTACGGGCCAGGTCGTAGAGATCGCGCAGACCTTGGAGGCGGCGGTGGTGGAGGCGGGACTCGGCTTCCAGGCCTTGAATCGCGAATGCCAAATCGTCGACAGTCGCGTCCTCGAGCGGGCGCACCACTTCATCGGCACGATTGCCATCCAGAGCCGGGATGCGGATCGTCTCCGGCAGATCCCGCAGGTACATCTCAGACTGCTTGCGCAGGAGCTCGATCAATGTGGATTGGGGTTTCATCGGGGTCACTCCTGAATGAGTGCAAGGCGGAACCCGGGCTTGCCGGTCTTGAGCGTTCGCGCCGGGGCAAACGCGCTCTTCAGCGTCTCGGGCCAAGCGTTGAACTTGGTCTCGGAGATGCGGTAGCTGATCTCGACGTACTCGGTCGGGTCTTCGCCGTTGGCGGCGATGCGGCGGGTGATGTCGTTCAGCTTGGCCTGGTCCCACTCGACCTTCTTGGGTAGGTCAGCCGTGATGCGGACCTGGCCGTCCTCGAAGTGCACGACGCCGGTGTCCTTGCCGGCCGCCAGGCGCAGTTGGTGGGCGCGTTGGGCGTACCGGAGATCCAGGGCGCGGTCGACGTGCTCGACGATGGCCTTGGCTGCGGCCTGGAGATCGGCTGCGTCGTTTTTCAGTTTGAAGAGCGACTCGCTGGACAGCTCGGCGAGTTCGCCGGCTGGCGTGACCAGCACTTGATCGGGGGTGAGGTGGCTCATGCCGCACCCCCCGCGTCGACGCGCTCGGACGTGCTCTTGCGCAGGCTGTCGGACTCGAAGGACTCGACGTCCTCAAGGCGGTAGAGAACGCGCCCCTGCAGCTTCAGAAAGACCGGACCGATTCCTTCGGACCGCCAGCGTTCCAGTGTGGCTTCGCTGACGTCCCAACGGTCCGCCAGTTGGCGTTGGTTGAGGTGTTTGACACTCACGTTTTTCTCCTTTCGGGTGGTTGCGAAAACGTGAGGTCATCTTCAAATTCGGCATGTATGGGCGTCTGCCGCCTCCGTGTACGGGCTGATGTGCGGGCTCAGCCACAGCGCGAGAAAGCGAGCCGCAGAAAGCAAAAAACCGCCCGAAGGCGGCTGTGCGTGGTGCGTCTGGCAGGTGCTGGTCAGTCCAGGTTGAATCCGTAGTGGCCGGCGCCGTCACCAGCGATGTAGTCCTCCCAGATCGAGTTGCCACTGAAGATGTTCTGGATGCGCTGGCTGCGGCCGGATTTCTTCGGCCCGTACACCGCACCCAAGATCTCATGGGCGGGTACCCAACGCCGCCCGTTTTCGAACTGCTCGAACAGATGGCTGACCACGGCAAACTGCGTGTCCCCCTTGATCACCCAAGGCTTGTTCGACTTGGTGGCGATGACCAGCGTCTTGGTGTACCGGTTGAAGCGGACCGGCAGCGACCTCTCCAGCTTGCTGCCCGATGGCGCCAGTAGCAGCCGGTGGATCAGGTCGATGTCGAAGTGGGGCTTGTGGGCATGGTCGACCAGTGCACTCGCGATTGGGACGATGCGGTAGGCACGGGGCGGCGCAACGATGTCGGGCAGTGACTGACCGGTGGTGAAGATCAACCCCTGGTCGGGGAGCGGCGCAGTACGGAAGTGCTGAAACACCGTGTCGGTCGATGACGCGAGACCTCGGACCAGCCAGGCATCGACTTGCGTGTCTGCAACGCGCATCTTGCCGATGCGCCACAGGACACCATCGATCGTCGGCGCTGTAATGCCACTTCGTTGCGCCTGTGGAACACCGAGCAGGTCCGCCAGGTACGTGAGCAGCTTCACGGCATCGACCGCATGGACGGCGACCAGATCAGCAGAGACGTACTTGGTGCGGAATGTCTCGGGGCACCGATAGCGATACCGCCCCGGATCATCGTCTTCCTCGATGTCGACCGGAACGCACTCATCACCGCTGGCGGCCAGGTAGGTGCCTGCAAAGCCAATGCGCTCGGTCCATGCTGCGAGATCGCGCTTGGACAGCGCCGCCCGACGCGAGAGCTCCCAGCCAGGCATGCCATGCAGCCTCTGGCCACCGCCATCGGCAACGGCGTGGATCGATCGTTCGAACAGATCGATCAGCTCAAGCAGCGAGCGCGTCGACAGGTTCTTCTGCGACATCGCTGATCTCCTTCACCAGGTTCCATTTCGCCAGCAGCCTGTCACACAAGGCGCGGTCCTTTTCGCGCTTGGTCTTGACGTTGCACTTGTTGTCGTCGCGCAGGATCACAGCGATGGTGCGAGCCCGCTCCTTGCCGACCTTCTTGATGCGGATAGACAGCTTCGCGTAGTTGATGTGGTGGTGGCGGAAGTCGAAGGAACTGGAGATCAGTGACCGCGCGGCGGCGTAGATGTCGTCGACGTCCTTGGCCCAGATCTTCACCAGCAAAGAGCGGTGGTTGGCGGTGGTGTAGCCGAGTTCGATCACCTTGACCGATGCCACGTCCTCGCCGCTCAGATCAAAGCTACGGGGCGCGGCGAGGCTCTGGTAGTCGTACTGCTTGAGCGGGATCTTGTCGCCGGTGATGGGCGACTTCAGCAGCGAG